GTATCAATAACAATGTGCTTACAACTCTTGATGATATTGGTGCAAGAATTACACAACCATCAGATGAATTAAATATTGGAAGATTACCAAGTGGCCAAGCAATCGGAAGTGGGATAGAACTAACTTATGATGAACATCTTGATTTAATTGAAGAAACTGCTTTTGTAAAAATTAATGGTCAAACTATGGTAAGAGCTTTACACAACAGAATACAACAGAAAGATTTTCAAGCACTGATGAAAAGTGTAAGGGGTGAAATGATAGATCAGTCTAATATGGATATAGAAGTACAGGCACAAGAAGCTAATAGAGATCTGGCAGAAGGAATATTGAGAGATATTGTAAATAAATACAAAAAAGGAGGTAAACAAATATGGCTGAGTAAAAATCCAGAACGTGCTTTAGAATATCAACAGTTGCAATCTGCAATCAGACAAGAAGCTAACAATGACATTCTCAAATCCTTTGAAGCCCTAAACGCTAACTAATCATGGCTACTAACACTGCTGCATCTTTTACAAACCACACTGGTAACGGTTCTGCCGGTCCTTTTAGTATCTCTTTCTCCTATCTATCAGAAGCAGAAGTTGATGTTACTGTCGGTGGTGTACTAAAAACCATAACCACCCACTATACATTTACCAGTGGTACACAGATAACATTTACCAGTGGTAATGAACCTGGTAATGGTGTTGCTATCAAGTTTCAAAGAGATACAAATATAAGTGCCAAGAAGGTAGATTTTAATGATGGTAGCGTTCTTACTGAAACAGATCTAGATACACAAAATGATCAATTATTATTTGCTCAACAGGAGATCTTAGAACAATTAGGTGGTATTGAAGAAGGAGCTACAGCAGATCAAACAAACGCAGAGATTAGAGCAGCAGTAGAAGCTGCAACTGATAGTAATGTCTTTACAGACGCAGATCATTCTAAATTAAATGCAATTGAAGCTTCTGCTACAGCAGACCAGACTGCTAGTGAAATAAGAACACTTGTAGAAAGTGCCAGTGATAGCAACGTGTTTACTGATGCTGACCATAGTAAGTTAAACGCTATTGAAGCAAGTGCAACTGCTGACCAAACTAATGCTGAGATAAGAGCAGCAGTAGAAGCAGCTACAGATTCTAATGTCTTTACTGATGCAGACCACACAAAGCTTAATGCTATAGAAGCCAGTGCAACTGCTGATCAAACAGCTTCAGAAATTAGAACTCTTGTCGAATCAGCTTCTGACAGTAACGTATTTACAGATGCAGACCATAGTAAATTAAATGCAATAGAAGCTAGTGCAGATGTAACAGATGCCACTAATGTAAATGCTGCTGGTGCAGTAATGAACAGTGACCTTGATACTAAAGGTGAATTATTAGTAGGTGATGGTTCTGGCGATCCTACAGCCCTTTCTGTTGGACAGAATGGATATATTTTAACTGCTGATAGTTCAGAAGCTACAGGTATTAAATGGGCTGCTAATGCAGGTGGGGGTGGTGGAGGTGCTATTGGTAATGTCGTTGAAGATACTACTCCTCAACTAGGTGGAAACCTTGATGTTCAAGCCAACGAAATAAACACAAGTACCACTAACGGCAACATAAAATTAAATCCTAATGGCACAGGTGTTGTTGAAGTAAAAGGTGATGGCAGTAGTGCTGATGGAACACTACAACTTAACTGTTCACAAAATAGTCATGGTGTAAAAATTAAATCACCACCTCACAGTGCAGGTGCAAGCTATACCCTTACTCTTCCAAATACCGATGGGGCTGCTAACCAGGTTTTAAAAAGTGATGGCAGTGGAAATTTAGATTGGGTTAACCAAACTACCGATACAGTCGTAGGTGGTGCTACAGGTGTTGATTTTAATGACAACGTAAAATCTAGATATGGTTCAAGTAATGAGCTAGAGGTCTACCATGATTCCACATACAATATTATTGATAACGCTAATGCAGATTTACATATAAAACATGGTTCTGAATTTCAAGCAAAGTTTAATCAAGATGGTGCTGTTGAAATTTATTATGACGGAAACGTAAGATTAGCCACTACAAATGCTGGACTTACAGCAACAGGTACACTAACAGCAACAACCTTCTCAGGTAGTGGTGCAAGTTTAACAAGTTTACCTGCTGCTAACCTTACAGGTACGTTACCTGCCATTAGTGCAGCTAATTTAACTAGCATCCCTGCTGCGAATATCACTGGTACTTTACCTGCTATTGATGGATCAGCTTTAACAGGTGTTGCATCTACAACTGGTGGTGGTGCGATCTACGAGAATAGTGCTACGATTAGTGCATCTCGCACAATCCCATCAGGGTCGAATGGTATGAGTGCAGGTCCTATTGCCGTAGCAAGCGGAATCACCTTAACTGTCAGTTCTGGCAGCGTCTATACAGTAGTTTAATTATGGCTATAGCAATTAATGGGTCGGGAACAATAACAGGAATCTCAGTAGGAGGTTTACCTGACGGAATAATACAAAGTGCCGATTTAGCATCAGGAGTTGGTGGTAAAATTCTTCAAATAAAATTTGCTTCTAAAATTGACACTTTTAGCAGTAGCACTGCTGGAGTTCAAGATATTACAGGCTTAACTGTTACAATGGATGCACCATCTTCAGTTAATAGTAAATATTTTGTTGTAGCCTCACTTTGCGGAAGTGCAACTAATACTGGATTTTCTTTTTTATTAAACGGAACTACAACAGGACAGCTTTTAACACCTCCATCAACAGCTTCAAGGATTGCTGGTATGGGAGGAGAATTGTACCATGATAGAACTGACAGTAACCATTATCACACTTTAACAGTTTTAGACGATCCTGATACAACAGCAACACAAACTTATAAAGCACAAATCTTTATTCGTTCTGGAATGACAGGTTATGTCAATAGACCAGAAAGTGATGCAGATTCTGTTGGTAGGGTTAGATCAGTTTCTACTTTAACCGTAATGGAGGTAGCAGCATGAGCCAGATAAAGCTAAAACATAGCGGTGGTAATTCAGTAATCATAGCTGCACCTAGCTCTAACCCTGCTTCAGATCGTACCCTTACGTTACCTGGTGATGCTGATGGAACAATCCTTACTTCTAACTCTTCTGTAGGTAAAATTCTTCAAGTGGTTACTAATGAAATAACATCAGTTGTATCTATAACAGGGCAAAGTCATGGTAATTGGCTAGACGTAACTGGTATTAATGTAACTATTACACCAACAGTAGCTAGTAGTAAAGTTATTGTGCAAATTAATTTAGGTAAAGTTGCACATAATAGTAATAGTACTGCTGTTAAATTTACTCGTAGTGTTGCTGGTGGTTCTGCTTCAGTTATAAAAACTGGAACTGCTGATGGTAATAGAATAGCAGCAATGACAAACATTATAGGTACTGGTCAAATTAATAATAACCATTCAGAATCTTTTAATTTTCAATTTACTGACACACCTTCTTATAGTGTAGGACAAGCTATTGTTTATCAAATGCAAGTTATGCCCGAAGGAACTGGTTTGTTTGTTGTTAATAGAAGTTATGACGATAGCAATGAAACCTATAATTTTAGAGCTAGATGTTTTTCTAATCTTACAGCAATGGAGGTAGCAGCATAATGGCTATCTTCTATAATTAAGGAAAAAGTATTATGGCATTAGATCACGAAGCTATTTACGAAGCTTACAAATCAGAAGCAAAACCTGTTGTTTCTATAGATGACTCTGCTGGTGCGTTTGACGCTGATGGTAATTCAATAACACTTGATAGTTCTAAGGTAAGTGCAGCCAGAACAGCCCTTGATGCGGCTGCGGCAGCAATACTATATCAATCACAAAGAACAGGTGCAGCAGGTACTACAGATACCATCTATGCTTCTATAGGAGATCAGTTAGATATGCAGTATAAAGATGCTGTAAATGGCACTACAACATGGAAAGATCATGTTGCTGCTGTTAAGGCTAAGTACCCAAAACCTAGTTAATTATGTCAGAGATCAAGGTAAATTCGATAAAAGGGGTAGGAGCTAGTGCTGCTGCTATTACTGTCA